GGTAGTTAACTTTCCCAATGATGTAAACTATCAAGGATTAAAAAGGATTAGTCTTTTGAAGCCTACTATTAAAAAATACCTAAACAGTTTTGTAAAATCAGAATTTCGTATTATTCAACCAGATGAATTTGTTGTCGCAGCACTACTACCTGTACAAAACTTCAAGAATGCAAAGAAAAGTGTCTCTGCATCTGAAGTATGGGCAGACTCTAGGAGCATGGTCTAATGGCTAATCAAAATTTAATAAGAACCTTTGACGCTACACCTGGCAAAAAAAATACTATTGCTGAGTTGCTTGACTCAATCAAGGCAAAAGGTATTGTTAAAACCAATCAATTTGTGGTTCGTTTAATTTTCCCTCAAGGGCCGCCGAATAGACCTTTCCGCAACCTAAGTGAGATGGCACCACACCTTTTGGTCAGAGCACAGACTGTTTTTATGCCAGGCACTAATTTTTCAACAGTAGAAGACAATAACATATATGGTCCAAATAGAAATATTGTTTCAGGTATAACTTTTGCTAATACTGTGGGAATTACTTTCTTACTTGATGAAAAATTTGAACTGAAACAAACATTTGATGCCTGGCAGAGAGCAGCGTATGATGAGAATACTTGGAACCTGAACTACTATGATGAGTATAAGGGTGCAATAGAAATCTACAGTATGACTAATAGTTCAGACAACACTGGAACAGATGTGCCAGGATATGGTCTTAAGTGTTGGGAAGCATATCCAGTGACCATTGGTCAGGTTGACTTTGACGCAGGCGCATCAACTGAATATGCAACAATCAACATAGAGTTTGGATTCAGATATACCACAGACATATCTAGGTATGGGTCGGCTTCGCCATTTGATGACCTCCAACCCGAACCAGATATTTCACAGTCATCTAGAAATCTTGCTGGTGGTGGTTTCGAAATCTAGGACTCATTGATTACATAAATTATAACAATTGAATTGATAGGAGAAAATAGTATGGCCTTACCAAAACTTGAAGTGCCGAAATATATGATGACAGTGCCATCTACAGGAGATGAGATAGAGTTCAGACCATTTCTTGTAAGAGAAGAAAAGATTCTTCTTCTGGCGATGGAAGAACAAACGGAGACTGCAACACACAATGCAGTTTTAGATTTAGTGCATTCTTGCACATTTGGTAGTCTTGGTAAAAAGAATGATCCAATGTTTGACATTGAGTATGCATTCATCAAGATTAGATCGAAGTCTGTTTCAGAAACGATTGATGTTAGACTATTGTGTCCAGATGATGGAGAAACCTATGTTGAGAAATCTATTGACATAGAGGACATTCAGATTTTGGTGGATGAAGAACACTCAACTCATGTAGATATGACAGATACGTTGTCCATTGACTTTACATATCCAACAATCGACACAACTCTAAAATCAGCAAATATTGAAAGTGAAACAGAAAGAGTATTTTTCATTATCAAATCTTGTATTCAAGCTATTAATTTTGGAGAAGATACTTACAATATTGTTGACATCTCAAAGAAAGAACTTAATGAGTTCATAGATAGTCTGACACAAGAAATGTTTGAGAAGTTACAATACTTCTTTTCCACCATGCCTAGACTAAGACATGTATTGGATGTAGAAAATCCTAAAACTGGAGTGGTTTCTCAAGTTTCTCTAGAAGGGCTGGGAGATTTTTTAACCTAACTCTTTCTCATAATACCCTAGTGAATTATTTTAAAACTAATTTTGGACTGATGCAACATCATAAATATAGTTTAACTGAGATTGAAAATATGATGCCGTGGGAAAGAGACATTTATGTGGGACTATTGGTTGAGTGGATAAAGGATGAAGAAGACAGAATAAAACAAGAACAACAAAGAAGAGGATAATCAAAATGAGTCCAAAAACATTGGAACCAACAAGTGATTATGCAAAGTATGATGTAGACGGAGATGGTGTGGTGAGTGATGAAGAACTAGCAGCAGTAGCAAAACTTGAAGAACTTGAAATGCAAGAGGAAAAGGCAGATGCTCAGCGTCGTATGGCGTGGGTATCTCTTATTTCTATGTTGGTCTTCACTGGCTTTGTGTTTTTACCTATTTTCCCCGATTCAAGAATCCAAGCCCTTGCTGATCTTTTTGGCCTATTCTATATCGGCATGGCTGGCGTAGTGGGTGCCTACATGGGCATGACAGCATACATGAGTAAGAAGTAGAACGATGTCTAGTTTTGAAGCAGTGGTTGATGCTGTTAGAGGAGAGGGAATTGCACTAAGAAAGCAGTTGGCTGATCAGGCGCCTGAGCAGGAAAGTCCGGCGGTACGTGATAGAAAAGAGTCAGAAGAAGAAGGAAGAGAAGTTAAAAAAGTTGACCTTTTGACAATAATAGCAGAGAATGTCACTGGTCAGAAAAAGAAACTTGATCAAATAAAAGATACTGGCGATAGTAGTCTTTGGGGAGCACTTAAGAAAGCACTTCTCTTTGGTACGATAGCATTAGCAATTCCAGCAATTCAAGGATTCTTAGAAGCTAAAGGTTGGAAGGGACTCAAGGACGGATTTCAGAAACTTTACTGTTTTCTTATAGAAGGCGAAAGCATAATTGATAAAACATCAAGGTTCGTCAAAGAAGAAATACTTCCTTTACTTACGATAGAAGGTTTAAAACGTTTAGCCAGTAATCTTAACAAATATATTTTTACACCTTTAAGAAGATTATACGGTAGTGTTGCAGGTTTCCTTAAAGATTTGTATGATGGTTGTTTTGATAAACAAATTGAAAAAATTACAACTGGTTTAAACGATTATATTTTTAGACCTTTGGGAAGATTTTATGGTAAACTTGTAACTTTCTTTAGAAATTTGTTTGAAGGTAAATATGATGATGAAATTGAAACACTTCAAACTAATTTTAACAAATATATTTTTACACCTTTAGGAATCTTATACCGTAGTGTTGTAAGTTCATTTAGAGATTTAGAAGCGGGTTGTTATGATGAAGAAATTAAAAAAATTAAATTTGTCTTTAATGAATTCATTCTCAGTCCTTTGAAGAGTTTTGGTGGATGGGTTAGCAGTGTAAAAATGGAAGACCTTAAAAAAGCAGGCGACGAAATAGAAGACGCTTTAATAAAAATTGGTGGAGTTGTAGCAGCTACTAAGGCAGTATTTGAGGTTATCACCATGCCAATTAGAGGATTGCTACTTCTTTATGATACAATTTCAGATTTTTTCGGAGACGCAGAAAAAAAACAAACACAAACACAACGAAAGTTCTTAGAGGGGCGACTGGCAATGGTAGACCCAAATTCGCCCCAAGCCCAAAGAATTAAAGCGCAATTGGATAAAATGGACAAAAAGGAAGGACGAGTTCCTCTCGGAGCTGGGCAAGATTTTAGTGATGTTCCAGAAGACTTCGGCATGTCTACCGGCGAAGAGTTCGCATACCTGGGCAGCTTAAGGGTCGGGTTGAGGAAAGAGAGAGAAGCTCTCCTAGAAGAGGAGGAAAAACTTGCGGATATTATTGCAGGACAAACAACGCAACTCAAAGCAGGGGCGGCATTTGAACGAGCGTTGGAGAGGAAGAAAAAACGCCGCGGCGACAGATTCAAACCTTCGAGGGACCAGCAAAAGTTTCTGGACATGCAGGCGCAACTCAAGGCCTCGTTTGAAGCTAATCAAAAGAGGTTGGAAGTCCTACAAAAATCAAATAAGGAGAGATTCCAAGTAATAGCAGAAGAAATAGACCTTTTGGATCGAGCTGCTGACCCGCAACGCGCAGCGCTGCAGGATAAAAAGAATCTCAAGCTCGCATTTGCGGACATGACTCCGGCGCAAAAAGTAGATGAGATGACGAGGAGGGTCAATGAGGCGGCATCGAGGTCGGACAGAAGGCGAGCGATGCCAGTTCAGATCAACAATGTTAGTCCTACGACTGTTGATGCATCAAAATCCACCACGGGTCGCGATGGTCCGCCTACGCCAATTAGTCCACCGCCAAACTACGTTGCCATATTATAAAAAAAACCCAAGTCAAGGACTGACTTGGGTTGAATACCCACACTAATGTCTTTCTAGGCTTCTTCTGCCAGTTTCTCAAAGTAGGACATTACATCCTCACTTTCTGACTCATCACTCTTTGCGACTTGACTAACACGAGGCGGTGCCTCTGGTTTAGTCTCAACCTTTGGAGTCGCAACAGGTTCATCTTCCATAAGAGTCTCAACTGTGCGAGCAGGAGTGACACCAGAAAGAACCAACTCAAAACGAGTCTTCAGTTCTTCATAGGACTTGAAGTTTGACGATGCAGTGAACTCTTCAAGAGAATACAACTTGTTGTAAATCCTTTCAAGTTCATCGTCATCATCCAACAAAGCAGATGGTGCAGAAAACTCTGACTTATCATAGTTCCAGTAACCATCAACCTTACGAAGCTTCAACTTGAAGTTCGCACCGTTCCAAAAGTCAAACGGATTGATTGGAGTCTCATCCTCAAATGCCGGCGACATTGCCTCTGTGATCTTATCAAAGATCTTCTTACCAAACCGATAAAGAAATACTTTACCTTCATTTTCAGGATTTGCACTATCAGTCACAACATAGATGTTGGCATAATACTGCAACTTCCTCTTCTGTTTACGAGCAATCTCTTTGTCGGACTCAATACCAGAGTTCCAAAGTTTGGAGTTATACTCAGAAACAGGATCGTTGTTCCCCAGAGTAGTCAGCGAGTTCTCAATGTACCACTGACCAGTTGGGCCCTGAAATGCGTGATTCCAGAGTTTAGCCCAAGGTAGAGTCTCGCCTTCGGGAGCAGGAAGAAAACGAATAACGGCATAACCATTACCAGTCTTATCCATAGTCGGCTTCCACAGACGTTCGTCCACATAGGACTTTTTCTCTTGGGGTGCACTTTCTTTCTGGGCAGCACCCAGAAGATCATCAAGTGCGTTGTTTCGTTTCATTGATGCGAATGACATATTTGTCTCCTTATGTTTTCGTGTGTTAACGTATAGTGTTTATTAATAGTATCATAACGAATGTGTGTTGTCAATAGTTTATTTATCCTCCTTTAAAATGCTCCTACTTTGTCAAGAAACGCATTCTTGTCAATGTGCTTTATATTAGGAGCGAAAAACTTATCTGAATAGTTTTTCCATCTGCTATCTACCCAATAAAAAGTTACATCGCGATACTTCTTGAACACCGAGTTCATTTGAATAATCCAGTTGACAGGATTAAATCCTCTGGCTGTCCCCGGCAAATAATTTTCTGTTCCTTTGTAAATGTTATTCAGTGGCTCGTCGTAACTACTCAAGTCAAAACCTAGCATATAGACTTCAGTTGCACCGTTTTCTGCTGCAAGAAACAATCCAACATTTCCGGCAGACCAACCTTCAAGGTTTGAAATATTCTGCACACGGTCCTCATCAAAAACTGGTGTAATCCAAACACCCACATCC